GATAGGGGGTCATATCGTCATGCGCTTTATGAAGTGCTTGGTCTTGAATATGGCGACGGCTTAGCTTATTACATGCAGCTTCATAATCTTATCGGTCAGGGTCTTGCAGCGGAAGAGAAAGCTTGCGCGAAGGATGATAAGGATGAACGCAATGACAATACATGCGACTAGCCATTGTCATCCCCAAGGAAAATATTGCTAAACCAAGAATGATTTCCATGGCAACAAACTATCTCCTTTTATTTTAGACCGTCCAGGGTCCAGGTAATACGTAGCTCGCCACCAAGAGCTTTAACGTCGTCGCTGGCGCTCTCAGGAGCCTCGTGGACGATCATCACAGAGGGGACGATGGCATTGGGCAGAGCGGTGACTGTGGCGGCTGGAAACAGCTCCTGGGCTTTACTGGCGAGCTTATCGGCAATGATCTCACGCTCTTCCCTTTCCCATTGCTTCACCAAGGTAGAAGCTTGCTCGTCTACTTTCTTAATAGTTTGTTCTGTTTTCCAAGCGGTCCAATCTGGCTTGCACCAATTAATCAGCATGATGAACCATGGTTGCAAGCGCAATGAAGGCCGCTTGTCAGCAACCCACATGGCTAGCTCATAACAAAGTGCATTAAATATCGCTTGGTTGGTCATTTGCGCACAAGGATGGCCCATCCGCCAGTGCCATTGACTCTCCATCGAGGAAGCCAATTAGCTTTGCCATAAGACACATTACTGCCACCATTGGCGCTTGAATAACCACCATTAATTATATTTGCGCGTCCGTAGGGATCATTGTGAATGTATGCTTGACTGTTAAAGCCAACTACTACGCTCCAATGCCCTCCTCCAGAAGGGGCACTGGAGCTTGAATGATGCAACCAGCCCACGGGGACTGGCCTACCTTCCTTGATTTCATTCTGCAGCAGCGTTTCCGTGCCGTCAGTAATGAACGAAGCCTTTAAGCCAAGTGACTGCAAAGCTTTCACTTGTGCGTCGGCATTAGTAGTGTCACCAAATCGTGCGCGGATGACATTGTATTCATCATCGCCTTTGACTTTGCCATAGTAAGCTGCGACCATTGCGCAAGAACTGCTAAAGCATTCCCTACCGCCCTGCCCTGAGGCATTATCTCGCTGGCTGAAGTAAGGCACAATCAATGGGTTGGAAGGCTTCAATGCAGGGGCAGCTCTATAAAGCTCTGCAAATTCCTCTAGTTCAGTTTCCGTTAGCTGTTCTTGTAGCCAATTCCAAGCAGCGAGTTGATGGCTTTCTTCTGTGTAATACTTTGCAGCACTAGACAGACGAATGGTAGAAGTGCTCATCAGCCTTTCACGCGAAAGATTGCCTTAAGACCAGTCAGAATAAGCTGCACAATGTTGTTGCTCTTATAAGGAGTGTGCTGAATCACTTGATCAAGGGCTGCAATGGCAATACCGCCAATCACAAACCATTCAATGCCAGTCATAATAGAAAAGCGTTTTATAAAGCCTAGCGTCTGATCTCCAAAGAGCGCACTCGTTCTTCTAGTCCTTTAAGATTTTCCGTAAGTGTCTCAAGCTTTTCTGTAATATTTTCTACTTGTGCAGTAATCTTTACTTGCTGATGGCCAATGCTCATCATCATGGCGCCAGTGGCCAGGAGCATACCAGCAGTAATTGAAACAGCCAGGTCGGCCAGCTTTTCCTGCCAACTTTTCACGCTCGTAAAGTCTTTCTTTTGTTCATTCTAAGCTATTCTCCGTGCCGTGTTTTTGGCTTTAAGCTAAGGAGAAGCCAAGTAAAAATCATCATGAGGATGAGCAATGGACCTGAAGAACTTCTCCATTCGCTTTCTGAATTACGGCCTGGTGATGCAAAACGTCGTTATCGCAAAAGTATTTTTGAAGACTATTCCATAAGGGGACCATTTGGTCATTGCGCTTGTGCTTATTGTGGCAAGTGGACCGAAAAGCTTACGATTGATCACATTGTGCCGAAGAGCAAAGGCGGCCCGCACTTCTCCCGATGGAACAATATTCCTTCTTGTCTCAGTTGCAACGCAGGGAAGGGAAGCCTGCCAGTTTTTGAATGGTGGCGGCCTCAGCGATTCTGGACAGAACACCGTGAGCAGGCTTTGCTCAACTGGGTGCATTTCCATAGCTTTGTAAGTGCCCACACTGATTTGTCTGACTGGGAGGCATGGTGCGAAGCTACCCAGCGTATTTTGCCATTGCATGAAAAAGGAGCCGTTTACGGCCCCTTCCCATTGAACAATTTATGCGCTGCTTAATCGTCGCAGATGGGAGTAAACATGCCTTCTGAAGGCCCTTGACGCACGCCTGGCAATGGACAGAAGCCATCAGGGCAGCCACTTGGTAGCTGATAATCGTCAGGATCGTAATTGACAGACAAAGCTTCACTTATAGTTTGCGTGATTTTATTCTCAAAGGCGACTTCGTTTTCTCTAGTTGCAATTAAACGAAGCAAATACCACTCAGCTTTCTTTAAGTCTTCAATGCCATTTTTGTTCTCGTAGCGATACAAATACTTAATGCAATTACCCTTGAGAAAACCTTTGAAGGCTTCGGCAGTCATTGATGCTTCAATGGCTTCAATGCATTCCACTCCTCCTTTTTGATAGTGGGCGGGATTAATGGCGTTCATGGTCAGAATTGGTAGTTGTTTTCAGCGAAGGCATCAAAGGCTTCTGGCGCCACTGGCCTTCCTAGTTCAAGCAACGCCTTAGCGTAAGCCACGATTTCTCCTTGGGCACCTTTGCCAATGCGCAGTGAGATGAAATGGAACAGAGCCTGCAGGGAACAGGTCCAGACGAAACTGGTATAGAGCGCAGAAGGCAGGATAGCTCTGGCTTGCTCTTTGCTTACGCCTGTTAACAGAAGCCCCTCATAGGCCCTCTGGCAAGTGTGTAAGGCGTGGACGTACTGAATAAGGGCCAAGCTTTGCTTGTCTGCAGCAAGAGTCCCTGCAGACGCCTGGCGGTTGTCTTCGCTCTGTTGCAAGAACTCCGTTGGAATGTAAAACTCAGCTTCATCAGCAGCGCAATAACGAAAGCTTTTTTCGTTCCAGCCAAGTTGATCATCAACAAACGTAGAAGCAACCGTATGCTTCCACCATTGTCTCGCGATGAACAACGGAGCCTTTACTGACCACTTAAATACCACGCCCCTAAAAGGAGAAGTGTGATGATGCTTTGCAAGGTAGCGAAGAAGCTTACCGTCGCGCTCTGTCCATTCTGCGCTTTCTGCAGCAAAAGACTGGCGAGCATCATTGACAACAGAAAGGCTATTCCCCATGGAATCAAGGAGGCAAAGAGAACTTTTGCCATCGCCTAGAGGATCAAGCCGCATTTTCCTCTTTCTTTTGAGCATTTTCAATCATCTCTGAATGTAACTTAGAGCGCGTGTTCATCATTGTGCCTGCCATTGCATAAGACATGCCCGCCATTTGATTGCACCATTGAATTGTTTCCTCTGGGCTTTCTAGTTTTTCTGGTGCATAAATATGGATGAGCTGTGCCATGGCATTTATGGCAAAGTCGTCCATAAGATCAGCTAAAGGAGCGGCGGAGGTGGAAGTCATTTCTTAGAAGAATTAAGATTGGCAAAGATGAAGCGGATGGTTAATACCACCAAGAGCCATTGCCAAAAAGTAAGAGCAATGGCAGGGGCAAACAGCGCTACTACTAAGCTCAAAAGCCAAGCACGAGCACAAGCCAAGCCAAACTCAATAGTGACAAGACCAGCGACAGCTCCAGCCGCTGCAGCGAAATCTTCAATTTGAGGGCTGGTCATTTAGAAAGGCAGGCGATGGGGCGGATGCGTTGAATTGCCACTGTACCAGAGATGAAAGGATGGTTTTGCTCCCACTGGACCATTGCAGCTTTTCTTCCATTGCTCCCCTTTGTGAAGCCTTGGAAGACGCCATAGGTGGACGTTGGCACCACGCCAGCCCCTGTGAGGGTGACCAATACCACGCGCTCCCCTGGTGTCCAGTCATGGTCCGTTGGTGACCGTCTCAGTGTATATCGTCGGGAAACCGAAAGCAAGACTTCGGCACTTTCACCATCAACCACCTTCCTGGCAAACTGCTTGCGACCATCGTTCGCCTGTAGCCTAGTAACAAAAGAATGCTTGTTAACCATGGCTCAATATTCCATACCAGTGCAGTTTGATTACAATGGACGAAAGCATGTGCGCATGATGGGGCCGTTTGATCGTTCAACGGAGCGTGAATTTGCGCTGACGGTTAACCGTAGAGCCATTGATGATTGCTCAAACTTGGAACAGTTGAAGCCCATAGCCAAAAACCTTTTGGAAGGATGGTCTTCCCTTCAAACAGCTTTTCAAAGTCTCATGCTGGAAAACATTCAACTGCGTCAAGCCATGTCAATGCGTGATGATTCGCTGAGGGCTGCTGATGAAATGCTTAACGAAGCAGTGGTGGAGATGCAACGATATGAGCAGAAATTAAAGCGTGCCAATAAGCGTCCTTGGCCATTTGGCTAGTCAAGAGGAAGATGGTCCACCCGCTCGTATACGCAAGATTGTATTTTCGACAATCGCGCTCATAGCCGCTACCAGTGACGTGGCGACCACGATTGTAAACGCCACCTTGGATTTCGATGCCAGTGCGACTGTTGGGATGAGCAAAGTCAAGACGATACCTTTTTGAGCGTTTACTTTTTGCATAGCGCTCTTGGTAATCAGCTTCCCACGCTGCAATATCAGAAAATTCTCTTTCAAAAATTAACTGAGGACAATGGGCTTGCCACAAGCTAAGAAACTGATCCTCAAGAGCGCTCAAAGCTTAGACAGCAGCTAGTTGTACCCTAGCGCCTTGGTTTTGATAGGCGCCTGAATACGCTTCTCCTACTTCCTCAATGCCGAAGAGCACTAGCTGTGCAATGCCTTCATTGGCATAGAGGCGAATGGGGAAGTCTGTAGGATTGATCAGGCACATGGTCAAGTAACCAGTCCAGCCAGGTTCAATGGGAAGGATGTTGGCAATGAGCCCACAACGCCCGTAAGTGCTTTTGCCTTCGCAAAGGGCAAACACATCGCTCGGCATGGAGATTAGCTCAAGACTGGTTCCAAGGCCATGGCTATGGGGAGGAAGCAGAAAATAGCACGAGCCGTCTTCTTGTTCAAACAATTTGGCCGATATAGGGTCTTGGTCAAAATCTTTAGGGTCCGACGCCCAAGTCACATCACCTACGCTGTCGGCATTGAAAATTAAGAACTCTGCGGAAGAAAGCCGAATGTCATAGCCTGCTTGCGAGAGCCCAAATGAAATTGCTTTTGTGCCATTGTCAAGCTCTCTTCGCTTTTCGCCAACGAAAGGCAGGAAGATGTCATTTTCAGCAAGCTTGGCAATTTGCTTGTCGTTAAGAAGCGTCATGGTAATAAAAGGAAGGGAAGGGGCGATTGCTCGCCCCAAGATGATCAGAAGAGATCAGTGCCGCTGCCTTCAGAACTTTCGTTCTGCCAGACGCTGGCATAGCCTTTCGGGCCGTCCTTGTCGCCTTTCACTTTGACAGAGCCTGTAAAGCCAGGAGCACGGTCAGAGGTGCGCTTTTCGTTAGGCCATACAGCCATATCCAGCGAGTAGTTGCCGCGTTCATTGGGGCCAGCCTTCTTCAAGGCATTAAGCAGATCGCCAGTCAAATCGAGAGCGGCGGTAATTGGTGGGCGGTTAGCCATGGGTGTTTCTCCTTAGGAGCAATGGAGCCCTTGTTCAGGGCTCGCTTATCTTACCCCCTATCCATCGTTAAGGCAAACGCTTTGCCGCCTGGGTAGAACTGACTGAAATATCTCTTAACAGTGTCCTGCATGACGGCTTGCTGCTGTACCAGCTCAAAGCCATCCATCTGCAGCACTTGCAGCTCAGCTTCGCGCTTGGGCTCCTCAGGGTCGTACACGCTGATCACGCAATACGCAGCTTCAATGTCGATGCCATACATTGCTTCGGCAGCCATGGAATAGGCGCCAAGTTGTTTTTTGTAATCTGCTAGCTGATAATCAGGCTTCACCTTGTAACTGGTTTTCCAATCCATGAGGGCAATGGCACCGTCAGCCATTAGTGCAAGTTGATCAAGCGTCCCTGAATACCCAATACCATCGTCTCCTCCCCACCATGCCACTGCACTTTCAGCAAGCAATGGACGGTCAATTAGCTCTAGGAAAGGTTCAATGGCAGTGAAATAAGGGTGCCATTCTGGGCGATGTTCAAGATGGTTTTCAATGTCTTCCCCATTGAACAAGTCTTCAATGACACCGTGCATCCAGGTGCCACGATCTGCAGCAAGCCTGGTGCGCCGATTTGCTTCTTCATTGCCCACACGCTTCCGCCAGTTGATCAGCGCCATAATCTTTCCCACTGGCGCCATGGAAGACAATACAGTGGTTACAGACGGCAGCAACATACCTTCTGGCACGTTTGGGAACTGGTTACAGGTGTAATGGCGTTTCCCGTTGAGGGAGATCCGACTGGGTTCGTAACGGGGCAGCGACACGCTCATGGCAGTTCTTTTAATTGTTGCTGAAGCCTGTGGATGCCAGTGTAAAAATAAGCGTAATCTCGGGTTTCAGTGACGCCTTTGGTTTCCCCGCAAATTTGACAAATGCCTTGCCAAACAGAAGAGCACCCAACGCTATACACGCCCCACTTCATGCCACAATCTCGACAGGTAACACTAGCTTGATTTAGTGTTTCAATCATGGCCAATAGTTTAATCTTGGTCATTTTCCTTTAAGCAAATGGATCGTGCTTGCCATAGTAAAGCTTGGCACAGTAGCTCATCACAGGGATCAATGTCTTCTGCATAGATTGCATGAGCAGCTTCCCATGCGTCTTGCCATTGTTCTTTTGAAGGGAATTGCCAGGAAGTCATTCGCTCAAGTCAAAGAATTGTTCAATCAGCCAGGTGCCAATGATGCCTGTCAAAAAGATGGCCAGTAAGAACAATATGGCAATGGCAATAGAGAGAAGGATGGTCATAATTCATCAAGGGGAGATCCGTCAGGATTGACAATGAGAGTGCCAGCAAAGGCCCGTACGAGACGGGCCGCTGCTAGGTCTATTGCTTTCCCTGCACGAACACTTGCACCCCCTTCACGGCTTGCTCAACAGTACCTTCTTGGCAGATGGCCCGCAAGGTGTCAAGCTCTGTTGCCATTGCCGCTTTGGTAATCTTGATGCCTTGCTCTTTTGTCCAGGCAGTGACCATGGTTGTCACTACATTGGCAAACATGGCTTTGTCTTTAATGTCATCGCCTTTGGCTAGGCCAAGATTCTCAAGGGCAGTCTTGCCTGCCATCAGACTGGTGCGTTCTTCTGCGTAGCCAAGGGCATTGGCTTTACAGAAGCCAAGAAGCGCTTCCTTGCCATTGAACTCACCGTCACTAACGGCAGGAAGCCCTCCCGTTCCAGCAGCAGGAGCAGGCTCCGTAATTGGCGCTGTCTTCGTGCTTGTCCGCGCAGCAGGCTTCGTTGTCTCCTGTTGGAGCGGGAGTTTGGCCGATTCTTTTTCATCGCTCTTAGGAATGTCTTCGCCAGAGTACAGTTTGAGCCCTAGTCCAGTAAACGTGGCAATGCACTTAACGCTTGCCCGTTGAATGTTGTCACTAACGGCACGAGCATTTAGTTCAACAAGCGCATTGTGCTTATTGTCCATCAATGGAAAGACCAGCGCAGGAGTACGGCGGCAACCGTCAGTAAGGAAAGGACGAAGAAGCCAGCAACCTTCTTTTCCAAATACTGGCCAGCCAATTGAGCTTTCCTCAAACGAAACAAAGAATGTGGGGAACTGTTCTTTGAGGTGGCGGAAGGCAAAAGGCCAGGACAGATAGGAGAGGCCCTTGTAGTTCTTCTCAACGTGCTCGCCAATCGCAAGCTCATAGGCAGCAGTAAATTTCTCAGGGGGAATCTCAAGAGCAGCAAAGATGCCGTTCATGCGGTCAGTGATAGCCATTGATGCAGGATTGTCCATGGAAGCAAAATCGGAGGGAGAATAGAGCATAGTCTTAAGAGCGATCATTCCTTGGAACTGTCCAAGTTGAAATGGTTGTCGTAAAAGATAATCACCTTAGAAGGCTTTTCACCTTCAGGGACAATCATGCTTTCACCTGGAAGAGGCCATTCACTTGCCACTCTTACGTCGGCAATGCCTTCAGTGTGCTCCCAGTCGAAGCCTTCCTCTAGAGCTGTGGGCTCAAAGCAAACCACCACTTCAGGGTCGGCGGTTGGGTCGGGGGCGTAGGCTTGCTGCAAAGCACTAATAAGCTGAGAAAGTTTCATGGATCAATCCTCGTAAAAGATGCAGGCAAAATGATCCACTGGTTTTCCATCGGATTCTTCATCTTCGCAAAGGCTTTCGCCAGGAAGCCCCCCTCCATTTGAAAGAATGCGGAGCTTAAAACCGTGCAAATCTGCTTCTTGTTCAATGTCATAAGCGTAGTCTTTTGAATAAGTGCCTACATTGATGTCGCCATATTTTTCAATGGCTTTGTCGCAAAGACAGCGGAGCTTAGAAAGTTTCATGCGAGAAATTCGATGGTTTTCGTAGAATTTTGCGAATGATCAATGACAAAAGGCCAAGCAGCATCAGAAAGCAAAGAGCTTCCCTCGTTTACGTCCGTAGAACGCACGAGGCGTTCAAGCGTTTCGCTGCGAGAGATGGAACCATCATGCGCAATGGCAGTGAGATGGTCAAAGGCTTGGTCGCTTAGCGTAAAATGACGACGCCGTTTGCCGCCATCGTAAATGCTTCTTGCCATGACAAGACGCGAAGGTCATAGCCACAATACTCCCTCCTCCTGCTGCGGCAACGCCTGCAGCCATTAGCAAAGCTTATGCCGCCGAGTCGTTGCAAAGACTGGCGGGAGCTGCCATGATGGTGGGCGCTGTACCCTACCGCCTCTAGATGACTTTCTCAATACTGGACTTCTTGGACTTGCTTGAGCCTTCTAAAGGCGGCAAGTACCTCTGTCCAGCATGTGGCGGCAACGACTTCAGCGTTAACAAAGATAATGGTGCCTACACCTGCTGGCATGATTCGTCAGCAAGTCACCGTTCTGAAATTCGTAACGTGCTTGCGCCCATGGTCCGATGGGAGAAACCAATGCGTGATCCTGGTCGTTACACCTTCACTTATAAGGACAATGGGGGAGCGGAAGTAGTAGTAGTGAATCGTGATGATTCAAACGGCACCAAACGCATCTGGCAAGATTTTCCCACCATTGACAAAACTTCCTCTGACCATAAGAACCAGCTTCAGGAAATCAAGGGGCGCATACTTCCATATAAGTATGACGAAGCCGTTGCCAAGAGCAATGAGACGGGCTTGCCCATCATCGTCGTTGAAGGGGAGCTTACTTGCGAAGCAGTGTGGAGCGTCGGCCTGCCCTCTATCACCTTTCTAGGAGGCAGCAAGCAGTACCGCACTAATGGCGACTACACGCAGCTCTTTAGGGGGCTGAAGCTCGTCCTGGCTCCTGACAGGGACGAGCAGGGCGTGGCCTTTATGAAGGAGATTGAGGCCGACAACCCTGGCGCACAATGGCTTTATGCCGACCCTAAATCTTGGGAATGGCAAAATCTACCAACTGGCAATGGGCTAGACCTGTCTGATTACATTGAAGATGGTGCCACGCAGAATGACCTTTTGGCTTCCATCATTTCCCAGAGTAAGCATAAGGGGCAAGATGGTAAGCCATCGTACGAAGAGATTATCTCCAGCATTGAACAATTTGTTGGGCTATACGTCAGCGACGTTCGCATTGCTTACGAAACTGTTAGCTGGCTAGAAGCTCGTGGCGTAAAGATGAGTCAGGCCAACATTGATAAGCTCATCCATGAAGGCAAGGAGCGCGTGTATGGCCGCCAAGAACTTGACACCATTGATGCATTGGAGATTGCCAAAGATGATAAGTGCAGGGAATGGCTTATTGCTGGCATCTTGCCTTTAGGAAGCGTGATGCTTTTGGCTGCATCAGGAGGCACTGGCAAAAGCACTTTGATTTACAACTGGTCGCTGAACATTGCCCTAGGGCAACCATGGAGCAAGAGGCGTTGCAGGAAAGGTAAGAGCCTGATCATTCAAAGCGACGAGCCTTTAGTGGATACCAGCGAGAAGCTTGGTGTGATTGGCTATGCAGAAGCTGGCCTTGAGCCAGGCGACATTGCATTCTGGGAAACTTGGCGCTTTGCCCACATGACGCAGTTGGAAGATTATGTGCGCAAGAATCGCCCTTCGTTTATTGCCATTGACTCTCTAACTGCTTGCCTTGCGGGCATGGACGTAGACCTAGTAAGGAGCAATGCTGGTGACGTTCTTTATGGCTTGCGAGACATTGCCAATAAATTTAACTGTAGCATCGTCATTCTTCACCACTTAAATAAGAGTGGAGGCTTGCGAGATTCCACTAGCTTCGTTGATAACGTGAGTGAAGTGGTAAAGCTGACTCGCCCAGAAAATAACCCCGACCCTAATCAATTTACCTTTGAATGGTTGAAGAGTAGAAGTGGTTTGACGGGTAAGCATAATTTACAGCGCAGTGCATTGAACTACGGCTGGGAGTATCAAGGGCCTGCAGGGGGCTCTATTCAGGAACTTGATGGCTGTATCAATGCCATTGTCAATCGTCCTAATGAACGCTTCTCCAGGCAGCAAGTGGCAAGTCTTATAGGCTCCTACGACATTGCTTCTACTGGCAAGATGCTGGAAGTGGCCAGACGACAGGGATTCATCAAGAGCACCTTCCAGGATGGTCCTAATGATGAGAAAGTTAGGCTCTACCATTCGTTTGACTACAAAGAGCAGGATTGGAGCGTTGAACCTACCACCCCCATCGGGAGTGATAACTCCCCCATCGTGAGTACAGAGGGGAGTGATGACTCGCCTAATCAGACGACTTCTTCTGAGGAGGAGCCCTTTGTCGTCGTCTCAGACGACAAGAACAAGCCCAAACTTGCCGCCGTAGACGACAACGTTCCTGCAGAAGAATGGTTCTAATGAAGATCAAGGCTGGTTTATAATTAGACCAGCCCTCTCTTCATAGTGTCATGGTCATCATCTGGGACAAGCAGCCAGAGCCTAATTACGCGCCCATCGTCATTGAAGAGCCCGTGAAAGAGCTTCTCCCTGATGAAGAGGAAGAGCTGGTCGAGGAAGTAAAGAAGGCGAGTGGCTTCACCTTCAAAGGCTTCGGAAGCTAGAGCTGTTCACTGGCCCCTTGAGGGGCCTTTTTAATGGGCTGCCACTTTGCTGCATCGCGCTCGGCTTGACAGTTCCTGTCTTTGCCATAGAGCCATGCAGACGTGCTCTGGCCAGGTTTAGGGCCATTGCGAGGGAGCTTGACAATACGAGGTTCGGGCATGGTTGGTCGGAAGGACTCGCTCATGGTATCACAAAGTCAAGCTGTGCCAATTATTTGACTGGCACTTTCAAACTTTTAGCAAGTACTACAATCGTCCCGTTCATTGGCACGTGCATCTACGCGCCTGGGGAAACCTGAAGCCACCTACCCTGCGGCGCTACCGACAGAGAGGAGCGATGGGGAAGGCAAAAGGGGGTTAGGCTTCCTTCGCTGAGCACCGTACGAGAAGGTAGACCCCCAAGGTCGTCATTCATAGGTGCTCTTTAATACTTCTCTCGTTTTCTATTGTTGTCATCATGCAACGTATGGTAAGCTTGTGATGCTTTAAGGCTTCTTATGCCCTCATCTCCACAAGCTCCTGACGTACTTCCATCGCTAGAGCACAACGGCATCGCAGTTACTGTGATTAACCATCACGGCTATTCAACGCCTGATCGCGGCCATCCTCCTAAGAGTCGTATTCTCTATGGTGCTCGTGATGCAAAAGAAGAGCGTCACTGGCGTGGAAGCTTTGAAGAGATTGTGCAACTCATTGATCGCGGCTTTAAGACTGCTCCTCTCGCTTCTGGCGTTTGATCATGGCAATAGCTGATGCTCTTGTCGTTATCGTTGCCTTGATTTGTGCGACGGTTATTGTTGTTTCAATCAATCGTTAGTAACAATGGAAGACTTCCTGGATTTGCTCAAAGAACTAGAAGCCATCAAGGCAAACCAAAAAGCACTAGCCGAAAAGGAGGTTCTTTGTAAAGAAGAGCTAATGGCACTGCTAAAAGAAAATGGCATTGACAAGGAAGAAAGCCCCTATGGCACTGTGCGCATCCAGCGCAGAGCAGAGAAGGACTATGGCGGGGAAATTAGGGGCATGGAGATTGCCTTGAAAGAAGCCAAGAAGCTGGCTGATGATATGGGCGACTATCAAACACTAGGCTTTAAGGAAAGCTTGGTATATACGGCTCCTAAGGATTTATTCTGATTAGAGCCGCTACGAGGGCCGCCTTTGGGGCGGCCTTTCTTTTAAGATATGATGAGCTTTCCCTGACATTTTGAGCTTGCTTGCCTCTTTGCCATCGCCTCTGCTTTCCGCACGGGAGTGGCATGAGCTTAATGCTTTACGCAAAGCCATCTCTCACAATCCCGCAAGCGTCGTGCCAGAGCAGCAGGAACGCTTTAGTGCATTGTTTACACGCAGCTTAATAGGCAAGGGAGATTTGCCATTAGCATAGGCTGTAAAGAAACGC